TTATGATTTATGATGTAAACATTGTTTACGAATTTATTTTATGAATGGAGTTAAAGAAAATGATGACAAAATCGGAATTAAGAGAAAAGGTGTTAGAGGTTGTTCCAGAAAATTTATTGTTGTTAAAAAGCGACGAGGAATTAAGGAGTTGTGACATTATTGATAAAATGACAATTTTTGTTTACGGGTCATACGAAATAAATTTATTTGGATATATGGTGGGTAAATTTGGTGATGAGTACACAAATGAAATAGAAGATATTTTATATCAATTTGTGCTTAACGAGTTAGAATGTAGAAAATCTTTAAACCGGTTTATACTATTAAAAGGTGGTGAATAAGCATGAAATGGAATCGAGTAAAAATAAAGATATTTGACGCCGGGTCAGAACGTGAGCGTCGTGGTTGGATTGGTAGTAAAATAATAAATGATGATAAAAATCGAATGGACGCCGTAAAACGTATCGTAAAAGCAATAAAACACGATAATAGGAACGGTGATTTAATTGCTGATTCTGATAACACGTCGGCGTATTTTATTTTTGATTTTAGTGAAAATAATTTTATCGGGTATGTGGAATTTGGTAAATTTTATTTTAATGATAAAGAGGTGTTTTGAGTGAGTATAAAACGAAAATTAATCTATGGCGTAAGTGTTGACCACAGTTTAGGAAAATTGACATATCAAGTGTATGTATTTTTTACTAGTGAAGCCGCTGAAAATTGGTTAAAATCTAAAAAGAATTTTTTTGAAACGCGCGAGATACTAAAGGATAGAAGGAAGGCGGTTAGATTCATCGGGAACATTATAGTCGACGAGGCTGAACCTAAAGTGTTTAGGAACGAGGAAAAATATGGTTGTAATAAAGAAATCAACGGTTAAACCGTTGATTTTTCTATGTCAAAATTATTTTTAAAAGATTCATTACGATATTTTTTATTTTGATATTTTCGAAATAAACATTACTATATTTAAATTGTTGGATTAAATTGGACCAACAATTATAATTCCGGGCGTTTTTTAAAAGAAGAGTGTTAGGTTTATGATTTTCGACGGTGGTTGAAAATCTGTATGGGGTGTTTTTTTCAAAATCGTTGCTAACATATACCCGCCCGGCGTCGTAATTATACCAAACCCCAAACGTCTGGTTTTCATAATCAAACGCGAATGAAAATTGACAATTACCGGATTTTTTGGCGATAAAATCGTTGTTATCGCGTAAAAAGTCGTTGTTGATGGCGTAATCACCATATTCAGAACCGGCGATTAATTGTCCGAATTTTGATTTTTGTTTCTGCTTTCTGTATTCTTCATTTTTCATTAATTGTAATAAGATTAAACCGTTTTTAAATAATGCGATGTCTTTGTTTTTCGGCAATTTCAAATCAAAATATAAAAAATATGGGTTTGTTTGGGTGATAGCATTTGCAAGAAATAACACGCGAACATTATCGCGTAAACGAAAAACGGTTTCGCAAAACTCTAGAAATGTTTTAACTTCGGACTGTAAATAATGGTAACATCCTTTATCAATTATAAATTCGTCGTATATTATTGTTGACACATTGTCATAACATACCGATTTTAAAATATTGGTTGTCGATAACGGCACGGCGAATCCGCATTGTTTTTTATCAATCATAAATTTGTCGCCTTCGCATTTAAATTCGTGGTCCGGATATAGTCGCGCGATGTCTGAAAAATAAGTTTTTTTAGCTTTGTCTATTTCGGTTTTGTAACGGCGTAAATATATAAACTGTTCGCCGGTTTTTAAAAATTTGTTTATAACGAATTTTTTAGACGAGAACGTTTTTCCGACACCGCGTTCACCGATTAAAAAATTAAAATATGCGTTGTAGGTCAGAACGTGGGATATATCATAAAAAATAAAAATCACCTCTAAAAATTAATGCGGTCGGTTTAAAGACCGACCGCGATGAAAAGAGTTAAAGACAATATTAACGTGTTGGGCGTTGGGTTATCAATCCATTTTCCGACCGCGCGCCGCTCTTCACGGTGATACCGCGCCGCGGATACGACCAATTAATCGAAAATATTGTCAGATGGTGTGGACGATATACCACACGTTTTATTATAATTTTGATTTAAAATAATGTCAATATCCAAATCCTGGAATTAAACTATAAACGCGTCCGTAAATCCCTTATTTTTTAGTGTTTCCAACATGTTTTCGGCGTTTTTTCGGTCATTAAATGCGCCGACTTGTACTTTATACATGGGTTGGGTTTTATTTTCGATACGTTCTGTGTTAATTCCTAATGTTTTCAAAATCCCTTCGGCGTATGCTTTTCCGAATTGGCGTTGTTCGTCGATAGTATCGCCAATTTCGGCGTCTTTTGGGTTATCAACGAAAAACCCTTCGGCGATTACCGCCGGTGCGTTGGTTTCACGAATAAACCCGAAATAATCGGTGTTATTGTCATTTAAACGCGTTTTCAATCCGCGCGAATTTTGTCCGATAGATTTCACGGCGGTTTCGATATTCTGTGCCAATTCTTTGGATTTGCCGCCGCGATAATGATAAAATATTTCGAACCCATCTCCGCCGCCGGCGTTGTTGTGGATGTCTATTGCTAAATCCGGATTAAATTCGTTGCATTTTCGAATCCGTGATTCTAACGAATCGTCGGTGTCGTGGTCGCGCGATAATTTAACCGTGACGCCGTAACGTTCCAGGTAATCGCGGCAAGCTAACGCCATTTCTAAATTCACAATTTTTTCAGTCAGTATCCCGACCGCCCCGGAATCTCGCCCGCCATGCCCAACACCTAAAAAAACTTTTGGCATAATATCATCCCCCTAAGATATTTTTGTTAGTAGGTCATAACCGCCGGCGGCGGTTAATGACATTGGAATAATATTGATAATTGCCAATAGTACGTTATTTTTTGAATAATCGTCCGACAACACTAATTTTATAACGCTAATTATGGACGAAAACAAAAAACATAATGCTAATGGGTGTATCGGTAAAATTTGTTTGAAAATCTGAGTTGTTACGCCGACGATTGTGGCACACGAACCCAACGTCGTCAAACTATTTTTGCCGATAAAATCGCGAAAATCATAATTATCATTCGTCATCGTTTTCACCCTCCGGCGGTTCATAATCGGGGTCGTCGATTTCATAAAAATCATCGGGGTCTAAAATCCATGTTGCAACATCAATGCATTTACCCGTTAATTCCCCGTTAGTCACCAATTTTCCTTCGTCAGCTGTTAATCGTTTAATATCTTGTATAGTCATAATTTTCACTCCTCTTTGGTTAAGTATAGTTATATACGATTGTTGCGTTTGTAGCCCCCCAGGGCGAATTTGCTACTGCACCGCTTGACCAGGGGACTCTGATTGTGGTTAGGTTTGAGCAGTTATTAAAAGTGGTACTAGCAATATCGTGAGGTGTACCTAAAAATGTTACTGTTGTTAACGCAGTACAAGATAAGCATGCGCTCGTTTTAACGCTATAAACTTGAGATGGGAATGTTAATGTAGTTAAACTTGTGCAATTACCAAAAGCAATATTGCCTATATTGTTTAAGGCACTGGGTAATGCTATTGAAGATAAAGAGGAACACTGTTGGAATGCTCTTTCCCCTATTGAAGTAATGCCTGATGGCAAATTAATTTGAGATAAATTAGTACATTTATAAAAAGCATATTGTCGTATAACACCTTCCCCAGTAGTGCTTAAAAAATTCACAGTGGTTAAATTTGTACATTCGTTGAATGCATAATCGTAAACAGAACCCCCAGCAGATGCCGGTATATTAACACTTGTCAAATATTGAAATTTGTAAAATGCATATTCGCCTACGTTCCCCGCACCATCTGGTATAGTTATATTGTTTGTGTTTTCACTTCTTCGTTCTATCATTTTAACTAAATCTTCATTTCCACCACCGCTCGCCGTGCCAGTTGTCTGTACACCGCTGGAATTTACAAATACCTTGCCTTGTGCAACGTCCTCTGCTACTGCTGTGGTTTGTCCGACCAACGTGTGTAATGACGTGTAGTCGGATTTATAGGTTGATGCCCCCGTTCCTTGCGTTCCGTCTGATTTTACGTACGTTTTACCATAATCGACGTCAGAATCTGCGGCGGTTGTTTGTGTGACTAACGTGTGTAGTGATGTGTAGTCCGATTTATATGTTGATGCCCCTTCGACTTCTGCACCGGACGAATCAACAAAAATTTTACCTTCGTCCACGTCGCCGGCGGTTGCGGTCACACCGGACACGTCAACCCCGCCGGTGTCTGATAGCTTAAAATATAATGGTTGATATTTTGACATATAATCACCCCGCTAATCGTCAATAACGCGAAATTCAACCGTTCCCTTGCCTAATGCCTGGACGGTGGCGTTTATGTTTCCGTGTGTAATTTCGCAATATTCTATTAATTCGCCCATGTCGGCCGGTATAATGACATATTCTAACGGGTCAATCTGATTACCCCACGAAAATAATATTTTGTCATCGGTCAAATTTTTGACCAACATCGAATGTAAATCACGATTGAAATTAATTGTTTGAATCCCTGATGAATTAAAGGTTGCATGATAAACCGGTATTTTCATTTTTTAACCCCCTATTTAAATATAACCGATAACGCGATAAATATAAATATTTGATGTATTCCAGGACGCTCCCCATACCATGTTTGTGGAATGTTCGTCGTCGTATGATAATACGGATGTTTTTCCGGACGTGGTTACAAGTATTGCCTCGTTTGGATGGTTTTGTGTTCCAACATCATAACACGAATGCGCGATTTTGAAATAATGATGACCGTCGGCGATTGTTGACGCCGACCCGCCTATATTTAAACGGTTTGAAAAATAACCGTTGTCATCGGCGTTATATACAGTCGCCGAAATACATCCGTCATCGTGCGGACCTTCGTCCGTGTTCATATATCCGAAAAATTGGATTGATTTATATTGATTTAATTCGGTGTCATAATCGTTGAGTTTAATTGTAAAATCTATATTTCCGTTGGTGGGTTCGCCGTCGAATAAAACGTGCATTCCCACCGCGCCCAAATTTTCACGAGCGTCGAACGCGTTGTTTGCACCCGTTCCACCGTTGACAATAGGACGGATTTTTGTGTTTACTTCGTTAATCGCCGACACTAAATCATTTTTATTTGTGGTATTTAAATTTGACATTGTTCCGATGTTCGTGGTATTTCTACCAATATCAATATTTGTGGTTGATTTCAGCGAATTTATCGAACCGACGACGTCGGATTTTACCGATGTTTCCAACTGTGATAAATCCCCTATTAATTGATTATATTTTGATTTATTCCAATTAATCGCGCCGACGATTGACGATTTTTCACCGGTGTTTAGTGATGATAGTTCACCGACGTTTCCCGATAATGTAGTTAAATTATTGTTTAATGTATTATACCAATACTCCGGGATTTTTTCTGCGATTAAATCCGGTAAATTTGTTAATGCTACTAAATTATTATCATCCGGCGTGTCTGATTCGGTTTTGGTTCGGATATAATAATAATTCCCGTCGCCGGTTTGATATGATTCAGACCCCAATGTTTTACAAAATAGTCCGGCGGCTAAATTCTGCGCGGCTTTCATATCTGCCTTAGTCTGATACCCGAAAAAATTAATCGTTCCCAAAAATTGGGCGATGATGGTTGTTAATTGTCCGGTCCGTGCCATCTGGTCTAATTTGTTGTTAATTTCTGTTTGGACGTTTAAATTATCAAAATAATGGGTGACGTATGATTGTAATGATGTTGTCAATTCGGTTAATCGTGTCAACGCGTCGTTTTGCGTGTTATCGGTTGCAATTAATTCGTTGACTTTGGCGGTTAATTTACACAACAATTCGTAATATGACAATGATTCGTCGTAAATTGCCGGTAATACTTTTTGGCACGCGTACCGAAAATTTAATGGATAAACCCCACTAAATGAGTTCATAAAATACCCCCTAATAAATACCCATGAATAACGGGTTTAATTTTTCTATAATTTCGTGGTCTATTGCAATTATATTTTCTCGAAATTGCTCTATCATTTTTTGGGCGGTTGCCGATACACCGGAATTTCCGCGAATGTTTTTGGTATAATCGCGGGTTTGTTGATGTTCGGCGGTTGCCGTTGAATGTGATTCGCCGGACGCCGTGTTTTTATTGTCGCTTAACGTGGCGTTGGTTAGATATGTTCCCTTTTTGATGTTATCTAATCCGACGTTGGGCGTGTCCGAAAATTTATTTTCACCGGTCGAATCAACTGCCGATGACGATGTTTCCGTTCCGTTGGACGTGTTGTTTCCCTGCTGGGATGATGTGTATGTTTCTGTATAGTCGACGTTAATTAATGGGTCATATTCAATACACCGCGAATAAATTAATGGCAAATAGTATTCCATCAACATTTCCATTTCAATTTTCGCATGGTGTTTAAATAACGCCCACGTTTCAAACCCAATTTCGCGAAAATAATAATACCGAATAATTTTATTTGCTAATTTGTTTTTGGTCCAGGTGTTGGCGTTTTCAATCACGTCAATTTGATTTTGTGTCAGATAATCCGATAATTCGTACGACGTAAATGTTTCAATACAGTCCGCGTGTGTTTCCGGCGATGATTCACATATAAAACGTAATGTTGTTGTGTAATTACTCATTATTATCACCACTTTCAACTTTTTCAACAAGTTTACTAACATTTTTAATTTCGTTTTCTATTTTTGCATTGAGTTCAACTTTTATATTTAATCCGAAATATTTGTTAATTTGTCGACATGCTAATTGCCGGCACTCTATTTCCTCATCGACATTTAATTCGATGACTTGATTGTTTGCGTTTGTTTCTGATTCGATTAACCGTTCTTTTTTCTCAATGTTTACGGTGTTAATACCCAAAAACGTTAAAAGTTCGGACCATATCGCTTGCTTTTGGGCTTGAAGTTTATCAACCAAAAACGGCGCGCCGGTGTCGATGGTGCGTATGTCTGCCGGATTTAATGCGTTTTTATCCGCAAAAATAACCGGTTCATTTCCGTCGTACTGTTGATAACAATTAAGCATGGCTAACCGTTGTTTTTGTGTGCATGTAATTGCCATCGGCGTTTTTTGTTGATTCATGTTAACATCCAATGTTCGTTCGGTGTTGTATAAACGCCGTGCGAATAATTGGATTGTTGGGCATGTCGGAATTAAATCATAATTATTTTGTATGACTACGACCCCCGATTTATCCGGAATATCATCATTTAACCCACTATAAACCGCGCGTGTGGTGCGTTCACCTGCCAGGGCGTGGGAGTAACATTGACAATATCTCGGTAGGTCGTAAATATTTAAACGCCCGAACGGTGTAATACGTGTTACAATGTTACCAAATGTCGGCGAATATACAACACCCGCCATTCCATGGTAATACAAAAGATTTTCCAAAAACCCTTTATTCCAGGTGTCCGGAATATTGGTCCATTTAAACCGCGCGTTTGCTAATTTTTTAATTCGGAATAAATAGTCGTTGTATGTGTCATTGTTACTTATTGCCGATAATTCAAATTTATGTTTCATTTTCACACCCCGCTAACTTTCTTTAATTCGATTCATTGCGTTGTAATTGTAAATTTCCGTTACGTCGTGCCATATCGTGACACCGTTGTCAAATATGGACCTTAATTCGTTTAAATCTGCCGTCGGAATTTTCGCCGGGATTGTACTATGTGGATGATGTGGTTTTTTACCCGAAATATTAACATTTATTGTTTTAACATAATTCCATAATTGACGACCGGTCAAATTGGGTTTTTTCACTTCATTAACCTGGTAACCATACATATCAAAATAATCATCAATTTTTTTGGCGTATTCCGGTTTGATACAAAAATCCGCAAAACACGCCGATGAAAATAAATTATATCCCAATAACGTGGCGTTTGACGATGACAATGCGACGGTGTCCGGTAACATTGATTGTTTTTCAATTTGTGCGTTTATGGCTTTAATGTCATATTGATAATTCGCCGAATTTGCTGCGGCGTCTAATGCTAATTCTTGCATGTTGTACGCACTATTTACCGCGCTTGTCATACTTCCTGCGGCGTTATTTACCGCACCGGGAATATTGGATGTCAGCGCGGCGGCTGTGCCGCCGACCGTTGCCGAAATCATATTTGATACGGCGTTTGTCATTTCGCGATTTTGGGCGATACTGTTCCGGGCTTGGGCTTGGTCATAATTGAATTTTGTGCGGTCCACGGTCAAATTAACTATCTGTGAGTTTTGCGCCATCCATGTATTATAATAGTCGTTTACATACGATATATTCGGATACCCCGTAACCGTGACCGATTCTAATAAGTTATTATCCGGAATCAAATAATTTTGTGGGATTATAACTAATGACGGACTTGGATTAATTTCACATACGCCATCAAATTGAATATACCATGAATTAAAATTTTCGTAACGATAAATATGCGGCGTCCCATTCGGTGCGGTAAATCCCAAATAACAATATGGATATGTCAATAATTTTTTGTTACGTGGTTCGTAATCGCCATTTTTTGTTGGTTTGTCGATATTAAAAACGCATAATTTATCTTGATAATAGTTCTGCGATAAAAACGCGTAATTATCCCGGTCCAATACTGAATAATTTTCACCCGGTAGATTGCGGGTTGATTCGATGTATTTTTGTGCCACCGCTAATTTCGGAACGGCGAAAACGGTAAATATTTGTGGTCCATCTCCGGCGTCATTTATTTGTTTGATTAAACCCCCAACATGTGCGTTATCTGTCAATAAAAATGGGACGCACGTCGGAATCCCGTTATAACTTGACGAATATCGATATGAATCCGGGATAGGTGTCACACCACCGTTATTTTTTAATTTATCGCCTTTATACGCCAAACAAACTACCGGGTCAAACGGATTAAATTCGATGGTGGTCTGACCGGCGGTAACCCACGATTTTGGTGTATGTGTTTGATATGCGATAAATTCGCCCGTTTCCAAACCTTCCGGAATTAAATTTTTACCCGGTGTATCGTCGTTTACGTGTTCGCGTTCAACAAACGAATCCATAATTTCGGCGTCATCAATCCACGTTGAATAAACGTCGGTTTTAATGCGTAATTCGGTGCAATTATCATTGATATATCTTTGACCGATGACAAAACAATAAAACCATTTATTACTATAATACGGGTTTTTATACATTACATAATTACAGTCATATAATTGGTCAATTTCAACCGGGACTTTTAATACTCCGTCCCGGCGTGAATATTGACAGTCTGTATATGATAATTCGCGCGGGATTCCGGTCTTGGTATTAACAATTCGGGTAACCATATATTCGTGTCGTTCGTCGTCATTCTTGAAGTCAACGACATTTTTATAATTGGAATCCCACGGGACATTTAAAAGATATATTTGACCCGATGTCGGTGTTGGTGGTATTACCGCCATAAAATCACCCCTTAGGTCGCCGCCGTAACTGTGACGGTGATTTCTTTACTTGCCGGCGTTACACCGTCCGGATATGTTGCGCCCGATGTGATTGTTATTGTTGTTTCACCTTCAGCGACACCCGTCACAACGCCCGCGTCGCTGACTGTTGCGTATGATGTGTTTCCGGATTCGTATGTCACCGTTTTGTCAACAACGCCGTTGTCCGGTTCAAATCCTAATTCTATTGTTGCCGTTTCGCCTGCTTTCACGGTTATATCTTCGGCGTTGATTTTGGACGGTGGAATTTCATCCGTTACAAAACAAACCGCGTTTGCGAATGGTGATACGGCTAATGTTTCCCACCTATGCAAAATATATTTGCGTGTTAATGTATCATCGTTTTGGAATGTTCCCATTGTTGTTAAATTATCCCAAACCTGAAAAAATGCCTCGTCGCATAAAATACATTGAATTTTACCCTCGTCGTCAAAATGGTCAACGTCAATGACACGACCCAAAAATTCGGCTTTTGACATGTTAAAAGCACTTGCCAAAACTTCCACATCGTTATTCGCCAAAATTTCAGTTTTAACGAGTAGAACCAACGACGACATCGGCGCCCATGTTATGACGTCGGTCGGATTTGATATTCCCTCTTGTTGTGCGTACGTTTTAAACATGTTGTAACGCGATGACGGGAATTTAAACCAATTCGCGAACGTCCGTAATTTTTTAACGAATTGTTTTCCGGACGCCTCGTCGGTCGGCTCGGTGACCTTTTGACATTTAACAATTCCACGTTTGACCGCGTCGGTGACCAAATTTTTCATATACAAAAATTCGTCCTGTTCATCGCCCGAATAAAGCGAATTAACAAGACCGGTTAACATTTTTTCTAAATCTTTGTAACTGACGAATGCCGAACGTAACATGTCATAAGAAATAGACACCGAATATTTGTCGCGGCGATTTCTACGGTAATAAACGGCTTTGACGTCTGACGGCGCGTTCTTTAACAAATCCGTACTGTCTTTATCAAACGCCTCACCTTTTGCCATATTGATAAATATGTCTTGGACGTCCTGCCCTAACGGAATAGACCCCTTTTTTAACGCTCTAAGGGGATTACGTGCGATTTTAGACGTGACCATTGTCAGCGCGATTCTATCCATTAATTCGGTTATAAATTCATTTTGGACTACCGAATATTTTAAAATCGGGTTTCCAACCTCTGCGATGTTGTCTTGTGTTGCTTTTGGTACGCGTGCTTGATACGTGGGTGACGCGTTCTCCCATATTGTGTTTAATACTGCGACCATATCCGCCATATTATTTCAACTCCCCATTTTCATTAAATAAATTTTCATATTTTTTTGGTTCATCTGAATTTTCGCCTTCGGGTTCTGACGCTTGTTTGTCTGTACCTTCGACCTTTAAAAATAATCTCATGTTGGTATCTCTCAAACTTTCATTGTCACGCGTCAATTTTTCATTTTTTAGTTTTGTTTCGTCCATCAGCGTCAACAATGACCCGTAATCGTCCGACAGTTCCGATAATAATGATGTTATTGACCCGTCGTCCGTATCGTGGATTTTTTCTTTGATTTGCATTATTTTTTCGGTGTGTTCCTCGCGTTTCATTCCATCACCCCCTTTTAATAATATTTATTCTAAATGCCGCCGCGTAACACCATTTACGCGTATTTTGTACCCTCACTTCCGGCACGGGTTGCGGTTCAACATGTTCGAAATAATCCCACCACGCCCGCGCCTGGGTCGCCCTTATAGGTTGGTCCGGGTCGGCGGGTCGTTCATAATTGTGTAAAAACGCCATCGCCAAATATTCCGGTGATTGTGTTGACGTCATAAACTCGTAAAATGTCAATGGATATGTGTTCGTTTTAATCCATTGTTTATCGTTATCAACTTCCCAAATGATACGCTCTAAATTTTTATCCATTGATGACGGGTCATCAGACCCGCACCAATTTATATATTTTGTGTATGGTGTCCATTGTACCAGACCATAACCATGACCGGACCAATACGGCGAATCACCTTCCCAACGTCCGGGATTAATGGATGATTCGGACTGCATGTTTCCTAACATCCCACAAATCGCGTTTTTGGTATAACCCTTATTTCCTAATCCTTGTAATATATATTCTGCGTTAACTTGCATTTTATCCATTGCCAACGCGTTCGATGATGATATGTCATTCCCCCAATAATAACCATATTCCCCACTCCTTTTAGTTAATCCCATTAAAAATTCCCCATTCTTATTATAGCATTACCATTTAAAACGTGCAATTAAATTTCCTTTTTTGATTGACCATGGTGTTTCCACTAACTTGACGCCGCCGATAACGTGTTTATATGTTAATTTTCCGGTGACTTGTAACCCGTCCTCAAAATTGTCAAATGTGACTTGATTATAGCAATTTTCCGGTAATCCGGCACATGTAATTTTTAATTCGTATTTAATATGGTCATCGTCCCATATTTCCTCGACATATGTTTTCGCTCGTATAAACTTGGCTCGACGAAATTCGTTTTCTTTTTTCCATGCGCCTAATCTATAATCATCAATATCACATATCGTTGACAACTCTTCCCCCGTCAACGTTGTGTGACAACTATCGGTGTCGCTGTATAAATATTTATCTTCACCGTACTTTTCCAAACTATAATCACGTATCGCCTGGGATGTTCTTATTGTTTTTTCCCTGGCGTACGACGTGACAAACACCGCCATCGGAATATATATCCCGTCGCGAATTTCTTCGTCGTCTAATTTATATTTGACAATTCCATCGTGTAAATACGGACTTTTTGACCGACATTTCGGGTTCAATCCAAACTTACCATAAAGAGAATTTAACATAAGTTTAGCAATAGTATAATACGCTTTATTATTATTCTTTTTTGATTCAATTTTTAACCCCATCCACTTATCGATGTATTTTTCAAATAACCCGCTAATACTCCGAAATTTAAAACCGTTTAAATATCTCAATCCCTCGACGTCATAATTTTCAAAAAATAACTTCAAATCAATATTCGTTAATGTTAAACACACCGTATGCCCGTTAGAAGATGTCAAATAATCCGTCGGTCTGAATCGCGGGTCGTCTTTAATCTGTATCGTTGGGATTTTACCCGGTTTTAATTCGAACATACATGTGATTGTTTGCACGTATAAATCATATATTGGGTCGGGTTCATATTTTCCATTAAAAAATTTGGGTGTGCAAATCGGGAGTTTTTTATCATATAGGACCGATGGATATAAACTGTTAACATCCAACACACACCCGGAATTTACACGCTTATTTGCATATATCGGGTTTAAATATGTAAACCCGCCACGATACGCGCGCCTAATTTCCTGGTCAATTTCAAATTTTAAAACCGGGTAAAAATGTTCAAATGTTCGTCGCCCAATACCTTCACGATAATGCGTCATCGCGTTTCCGGCTAATGTCATTTTAGTCAATTTAATTTCAAATAACTTTTCCAGGGCTAACGCCGGAATTTTTACATCGTTTAAAATATACGCTAATTCGTCATCGTTCGGAATATATCCCGGTTCGCGCTCTTTGTCATAATCTAAATCCAATTTTTGTATAGATAACCCGAACCCCTCCGGGATTTTTTCCACCTTTGTCGGAATAAGTTTAAATGAATCATAAATAGTAATGTGTTTACTTTTGGTAAAATAAATTTTTATTTCGAAAAATACCCCCATATCCGATATTAATGTTTTAAATGTCTTTCCGGGATTACCCGTGTTCCCGTTATTACACCGAAAATCATGGGTCAACAAATAATGCAATATAAATTCACCGTCAAATTTTAAATTGTGAAAATATACTATTCCATTATCTGCATTTTTGCACCAGGTCATAAACGATTCAATATCAGTGCCCCACGACGTATTATTAACATCACCGATTTCACAAACAGCCCAACACCAAACCGACGTTTCACCCTCTTTCCACGTCACCGTTTCGAAATCAGCTGAGTATCTCCTCTTGATATTCCGCTCCTTCACCATCTAACCCCCACGCAGATAGAATTTTATTAAAAAAATCTTGCGTCGCCTTGTTGTATCTCATATAATATATATCCGACGCGTTTTCATCGTGCTTAATCTTGTCATAAAATATTTGTGGGTTATTTATTGCTTGTAATTTCTTTTTTAATTTTTCGTACCCTTCAAAATCGGAATAATATTCATCCAATGTTTTTAAATACCAATCACGATAATTATCGGCAATTAACATTTCATAATCCGAACGCGCTAAATCCGATATACGCTCAATTTTTTTCGCTCTAAACGCCGGTGATAACTTGTCCAAATTCTTGATATTACTTAACTCGCCTTCGTATATAGCATATTCGCTTTTAATCATAAAATCGCCTTTGTCGGCGCGTTTCATCAATCGTTTTAACGTCCTTTGGGCTAATTTTCTTTCTTTTTCTGCAATTTCTTGCTCGTACGTATCAGCGTTTTCATCGGTTAGGCCCTTAAATGTCGCAATTTTACGCTCTAATTCTTTACGCGTTAGAATCTTTCCTTTTACTTCACTATAATCAAATGTATTTAATCCGTGCTCTTTTGCAATTTTATTAAATCGCGCGACTGCCATTCCCAGTCGCGCTCTGTCTTTTCTATTCCATCTTATAACGTGCATTTCGAACCATCCTTTTTATTAATTTTCCGATTTTCGTCATTCCTTTTACTGTGTAATAATAAAATATAATCCAAATTGTACTCAATAACAACATCATCAATCCATCAAAAATCATTGTCTTTAACTCTCTTTTCATCAAATATCCCAACTGTTTGGTTCAACATTGTTTAATCTAAATCCGGTTTCCATGTCTACGACCAAAAAACCGCGTTTTTCAATTAATTTATAACACACGACCGAAAAATAACGTGCCAACGCCGGACGTATCGACGCCAAAAACACACGATTTCGTACCATAAATTTACGCGTAAATTCATTGACAAATCCATTAACACGACCCGCAAATTTCGAACGGTAAAACTCCGATGAAAAATAAAACATAAATCCGTATATTTCCCACGTATATTCACTTTTTCTTAAATCATGACACACACTCATTTAAACACCTCCTCGATTATCAACCTAAACACCGCGTGCATAACTCCCGCAATCATTCCCACAAAAATAAAATCCAATGGGTTAAACCTCAAAATCCGTTCAAAAACTTTTGACAACATAACACCAAATTAAACCGGGCGATTATTCGCCCGGTTCGTCCTCGACGTTAAAATTTACGCTGACATAATTCCGACCGTTTTTCGAACGCTTTTCCTCTAATTTTAACCGCACGCCTTCGGTTAGTATCGATTCGCGATAACCTTCATCATCTAATATCCGGAATGACTGTGTCAAGACCGAACCGCCGAAATAAAACGAATCGTCAATTTCTTTACAGATAAACACAACATATTCGCCGTTCGTTCCAGTTAAAAATCCATAATCGGATATGGTGATAATTTTACCCTCTAATTCTTTACAATCGCCCTTCGTGCGACCTTCCATCAACGCTAAATTACTTCCAAAATCTTTTAATCTTTCTTTTAATGACTTCATTTTCTTTTCCTCCATAATGTTTTTAAATCGTCCAATTCTGACCAATTACAATCATATCACACCACCTCTTATTATTTCAGCATAAAACGCACCAAAAATAATTACAAGCTTTTTATATATAAAATTTCATTGATTATTTTTTCAATGTTTTGGCAACAATGCACAACGCACGAATTGTTAAGATTTGAAAATATTTTGTTA